AAGGCCACGGTCGCGGAGCTCCTTGAGCGGTATGCGGGGACACTGGAAAACCCCACCACAAGGAGCACGACGACGCAGCATGCCGAACCGCTGACGGCTATTTTCGGCCACCGCCGGGCGCACTGCGTCACTTGCGACGATGTGCTGGCCTGGTGCGAAGTGCAGCGCCAGCGCGGGGTGGGGCAGTCCACCGTGCACCGCCGCGTGAGCATCCTGCGGGCGGCGTACGGCTGGGCGGTACGGGCGCGTCTGCTGCTTTCCAACCCGTTGGTATCGCTGCGTATCGCCAAGCCCAAAGCCCAGCGCATCGCGCCGCCGTCCGTCAAGGAGGCGCGCCTGCTGTACGACGCGGCGGCCCCGCATATCCAGCGGGTCATCGTGCTCGGCATGGCGACCGGGGCGCGCATAGGCCCGAGCGAGCTTTTCCGGCTCCGCTGGTCCGATGTGGACGTCGGAACGGGCGTGATCAGGATGCCGAACGCGCACAAGGGGGCGGGGGAGGAATCCCGCGACGTGCCGATCCGGGACGACGTGCTTGGCCTGCTCAGGCGGTGGCACGAGGAGGACAGGCAGACCGGGTGCGCCTATGTCATTGCCTATAAAGGGCGCCCCGTCCGGAGCATTTCCAGCGGCTGGCACAACGCCCTGCGCCGGGCGGGCATCGCGCGGCGCATCAGGCCGTATGACTTGCGGCACGCCTTCGCCTCGCTGGCGCTTGTGTACGGGGCGGACATCAAATGTGTGGCGGAGACTATGGGGCACAAGAACATCACGATGCTCCTGAGCGTCTATCAGCATACCCTTTTCGAACAGCGCAGGCGGGCCGTCAACGCCGCGCCGGGGCTCTTTTCGGGCACGGGCGCGAAACGGGGCAAGAAAAAACGCCTCCCGCCCGGCAGGGGGAAGGAGGCCAGCGCGTTCTTCGAACCGGCCCCGGAACGCCGGGCGGCGCCTCCGCACGACGCGGCGGCCTCATGGGGCGTTGCCGCTTGCGTTTGCGCTGGAACCCGCGCGGCGGACAGGACGGATGCCGGGATTCCGGACGCACGGCAGCCGGACGGAAGCGGGGCGGGATGAGCGGGGATTCCCGGCGGGGTGGCCGTTTTGGCGCGTTGCCCCGCTTGCCTGAAGGTCCTTTGATGCCGGGGAAGCTTGCGGCGGCAGGGGCGGCTTGGGGCTGAACAGCCGCAAGCCACATCTTGGAAGCACCCGGGGCCTCCCGCTCAGGGGCCGCATTCGCGGGCCGTATGCCGGAATCCCCACGGCGGCCCGCTCCGCCAATGCGTTCATGCGGTCTTGGTTCGGACAGGGCGGGGCGTCAGCGCCGGGCCGGGGGAGGACAAAGGAGATAGGCAGCCGTTCCCATGCGGGGTCCCCCTCATGCCCCGGCTGGTTTCGCTTGATCCCGCAAGGAGGCGATCAGCACCTGATACAGGCATTCGGGGTCGATCGGTTTGGAGATGTGGCTGTTCATGCCCGCCGACAAGGCCGAAACAACATCTTCATGGAAGGCGTTGGCGGTCATGGCGATGATGGGGATCGCCTGCGATTCCGGCGAATGGGACGCGCGGATGGCGGCCGTGGCCGCGTAGCCGTCCAGCACAGGCATCTGGATATCCATGAGTATGGCGTCGAATGTTCCGGGGGCGGACGCCGTGAAGATGTCCACCGCTATCTGCCCGTTCTCGGCGCATGTGAAGGACACTCCCTTCATTTTGAGGATTTCCTCAGTGATTTCGCGGTTCAGATCGTTGTCTTCCACCAGCAGCACGTGACGGCCGCGCAAACTGGGCGCTTGGCCCTCCGTGCCCGGTTCCAGTTCCGCCGCGGCGGAGGCGGGTTTCTTTTGCGATACGGTGGAGAGCGTATGATAGAGGGCCGAAGAGAAGAGGGGCTTGGAAAGGAACGCGTTTGCCCCGGCCTCGCGTGCCCGCTGTTCGATGGACGTCCAGTCGTAGGCCGTAATAATGATGATCAGGGTTTCCGGCCCAACCACTTCGCGGATGCGGCGCGTGGCCTCGATGCCGTCCATCTCCGGCATTTTCCAGTCGATGAGGCAGACGTCATAGCCGTTGCCCCGTTCGTGGGCGTCCACGACCTGATCGAGCGCCTCCCGCGCCGTCAGGACCCACTTGGCCGCAATGCCCATCCGCCGCAGGATGAGGGCCGCATATTCGCAGGTGTCGAGGTCGTCGTCGACGACGAGCACTTTCATATCCCGCGCTATCTGCTCTTTTTTCTGGATATGGCCGTTGGGGGGGAGCGCAAGCGGGAGCTCGACGGTGAAGCACGAGCCTTCGTGCTCCTTGCTCCGTACCCCGATGGTGCCGTTCATGAGCGTGACAAGGTTGTGCGTGATGGCGAGCCCAAGCCCCGTCCCCCCGTACTTTTGCGAAATGGAACTGTCCGCCTGCTCAAAGGGTTTGAAGAGCCGCTTTTGGAAGGCTTCGCTCAACCCGATGCCGGTATCGCTTACGGTGAAGCGCATCAGCACGCCGCCGTTTTTGCGTTTCTGGCTGACCTCAAGCTTGATGGAGCCGCCTTCAGGCGTGAATTTCCTGGCGTTTGAGAGCAGGTTCAGCAGGATCTGGTTGATGCGCAGGGGGTCCCCCACCAGCCTTTCCTCTTCGATGCCGGACAGCGCCACGCTGAAGTGCTGCCCCTGCGATTCCGTCTGGGGATACATGATGGAGACGATGGAGTCGATCAGATTGGGGAGATCGAACTCCTCGTGGTGGACGGCGAGTTTCCCGCTTTCTATCTTGGACATGTCCAAAACGTCGTTGAGCAGCGACATGAGGTGCTTGGAGGAAAAGCTGATCTTATGGAGGCAGTCGACTACCCGCCCGTGGTTCTGGATAT